TTAAAGCATATTCGGATAGATGTACACCAAAAGTTCAACAAAAAGAAACACCGCTGTCTCATCAAATATTCAGTAACAAGCGTGGGTCAACGGTAATGACCGAGAACGGATCTTCACTTTCTGATGATTTAAGAAATAGCTTCACTTCTAAAAATAGGACAAGACCTGAAAGCACAACTAGGATTAGATAATGGATAACAAGATATGGCTACCGCTTTATAAAAAAAATAGATCAGCTATATGGATACGAGGTTTACTTTCTAATAACGAAGAAATAAACTTTGACTCCACAAAGCAGTGGAGAGAACTTAAAAACTACTGTGAAGAAAACAACATCTTTTTTAAAGAGCTATATCTACAATTTAAATCTCACCAAGAACAAATTGATCTCAAAGGTGTTGAGGGTATTTATATTGGTAGAGCAATTAGAGGTTCAATGGGTTCCGGTAAGAATACGCACTACTACGTAGTTGCTGCGGTTCGCGGAAAAAAGATGTATAAAAAATGGTGGATAACACCAGAGCTTATTGTTGAAAAGGAAGTTGAAGATGATGTTACAGACGACGCACAAGCAGCGATCATCTATGACAAAACGTAAAAGAACTGAAAAAAGCAAGTATAAACACCAAACAACGGGTGATCACTGTACTTGCGCTGCATATATCGCAGAGATGATGTGTCTACGTTTAGCTCAACACAAAAATGAAGGTAATTTGTCCTATAAATTCTGGAATAAAAAACCTTGGGACTGGACTTTTAAGCAGCAATTATTTGCTGCAAATAAATTAATAAAGCAATATGGCGAGAAAGCAGTTCTGAGAGCCGTATTGCAAAAGAAATCTGTATTTTCTCTAAAAAATAAACAGATGCTTCCTGAAATTAAAAGGCAGGTAGACACTCTTAAAAAAGAAAAGAATGAAGAGCAGAAGCTTGACATCAAAAAGAACGCTCAAAGTAGAAAAAAATCATATGGAAAGAAATCAACTCTAGATAAATTGAGGAAATTAGATGGCAAAGAAAAAGGCGAAAGCTAAATTTGACGACGACTTAGTGAGTAACCAAATCATTGGTAAGTACGGCGACATCGTTGAATCAGGATCAAAAGTATTACAAGATCTACAAAACTTTAAAACTATTGGTATTTCACCAGCTTTAGATTTAGCGCTTGGTGGTGGGTTGCGAGAGGGTAGTGTCGTTGTAATGACAGGCGACCCAAAGACCGGCAAGACAACCACATCTCTTTACTTCGCTGCTAAGGCTCAGGCAGCAGGTAAAAATGTTATTTATTTTAATACAGAAGGTAGACTAACGAAAGAAAACTTTACTGGTATTAAGGGGTTGGATGCAGATAAAATTAAAATTGTTCAAGCTACCGAATCCAAGCCGGTGGTATCTGCTGAAGAGTTTTTAAACTCGTTAGAGCTTTACGTTAAGAATCAGCCAGACTTTGTAGCAATTGTTGATTCTGTGTCTAATATGGTTCCACAAGACGAGCTAGATGGAGAAGTCAGAACGGGAGTAAGAGCGCAACTACCAAGGCTTCTCTCTATGTTTTTTAAACGTATAAGCAATGACGTAGCAAGAACTAAATCTATACTTATTTTTATTACTCATAATATTGCAAACACTGGTGGATCTCGTTGGTCTCCAGCTAAAATGGCAGACTGTGGCAACATGTTGCAGTATCAAGCAGGAACAAACATGGTAATTACTCACAGGGGTAAATGGGAGGAAACAGATGAGAATGGTCATGATGTTGGGCAAGTTGCTAACTGGCTTGTTAAAACCACTGCCGCTGGCGGCAAGCCTAACTCTGCTGCTGTATCTTATATTAGATATGGGACAGGAATAGACGAGGTTAGAGAACTTTGTGAAATAGCAAACGAGCTAACATTTATCAAACAGACCGGAGCTTGGTATACCATCGGATGCGCAATTGATTCCGATGACAAGAGAATCCTATCTTTGTTAAAAAATAATGATATTGATCCAGCCAACAAAGAATCTGTTGAAAAGTTTTTTAAGTTTCAAGGTATGGCTAGACTTAGCACATTTATTGAAAGCAATAAAGAGATTCAAGATTTTCTATACGACCAAATTAAAAGTGTGTTATGAAAGTAGTTGGATTAAACGGTCGAGAATATAATATAAATCTCAAGAAATATATTGTAAAAAACGATGACAAAACCGTTAAATCAAAGTATCATATGGTAGCGAGAGAACTCTTAGCAGAGATGTTTAAGGGTTACACAGTTCTAGAAGAAGTTAAACTTCCGGGTTCTCGTTGTCCAAGTAAAAAGTCTGCATTGTTCTTGGACTTCTTCATACCTACTTTATCGTTGGGTGTAGAAGTTCATGGACAGCAACATTATGAATTCTGTAAATTCTTTCACAAAACCAAAGCAGGATTTTTGACAGCTAAGAAAAGAGACTTTATAAAAGAAGACTGGTGTAATTTAAACAGTATTGAATTGATAGTTCTTAAATATTCAGATAGTACAGAACATTGGAGAAATCAAATTGAAAGCCGCTGAAAGATTAAAAGAATTTTTAGATGGAATTGATGCATATATTACTGCTAGAAATCTAGCACCTACTCCGTTCAATGCAGAATTTGCAGTAGCAGAAACATTATCTATGAAGGATATGCAAAACCTAACACAAGAAGAGTGTTTTGGATATGCTTATCAACTAATGCAGTATGTAGATCATGTCGCGTCAGAGCGCGCCCAGTGCGAGAATGTAACGCGCTGGTGCAACAGTAACCTGCAAAGTATTATAGCTGATGCGCTGACCGGTGGAGAATGGGATCAATATGCAAAACATGAAACCAAAGTAGCGACTATTCTTAGAAATGATCTAGTAGCAAATAAAATCAATGAATGGTTACTAACTGCGGAAGGAAGACTTGAAAAAATCAAGACTAGAGAGTATAATATAAGAAGAAAGGCAGATATACTGTTTGAAAAAGGTAAGAGAAAATGAGTGACGATCTTGTAAAAACATTGTTAGAATCTCTTTCTGATGAACAGAAAGCTCAATTAGTTCAGGGCTTGCTTGGTTCAGTAAAGAAAGATCAACCCGTAGAAAAAACAGAAGAGACGGTCTCTTCAAAATTAGATGTGACAGAGGATTTCCGAGTCACGAATAGTAAAGGTCAAGTAGATAGGGGGAAAACTCCAGTGAGGGCTAGAAAGAATAGTTGGAAAGATGACGGTTCGTTTCAGCTTGAGGGTGAAGATGAGTGGGCAACTACCAGAAAGCGTACCGCTAGAACTAGAGGTAAGGCTACTAAAGTAGAAGTCGAATGTAGCGTTTGCGGAAAAACGTTTATGGAAAACCCAAGTTTAATTTATGGCGAATACCATCGCTGTAACCGTTGTGGGAGAAGGTAGTGACCAAATTACTTGGAGACAAAGGTGCGGAGACGGCAGTTCTTGCTGGTCTCTTTGCCTACGGTCTAGAGTCATATGTTGAAATAAGTGAGCTAATTGATCATTCTAGTTTTTCTAATCAGAATAATCAGCTTATTTATAAATGTATTGAAAAGATTCTATCTAATGAATCTCAAATTGACTTACCAAGCTTACTCTCGGCGGCAGAGCAACTTGGGTTTTCTGAAACTATTCAGACTAAGCAAGAATTACAATATATAAAATCTTTGATGGATTTTCCCGTCAAGAAAGAGAATGTAATAAACTTTGCTGCTCAAATTAAAAAGTTTGAATTTGCAAGAAAGATTAAAAGCATAGCAAATAAAATAGGTCGTGATATCGACGAAATAAATGGCGATGAAGATGTAGACCAGATTATTGCTATAGCAGAAGAGCCAATAACGGAGTTCCTTAGACAAGATGACACAAGAGACAAACCAGAAAGAATTGGCGAAGACGTTGACGAATACATTGATTTTCTTGTGGATAATAAGTGCGACCAGATCGGCATACCTTCTGGGTTTGATAGATATGATGCCGCTATTGGTGGTGGTCTTCGACGTAAATGTGTTGACTTGGTATCTGCGCGGCCTAAAGTGGGCAAGTCTGTATTTGGTGACAATGTTGCTATCAACGTTGCAAGAAAAGGAATTCCGGTCCTTATGCTCGACACCGAGATGAGCAAAGAGGATCATCTTAACAGGATTCTCTCCAGCTTGAGCGGTGTTCCGATTAATGATATTGCAAACGGTAGCTTTTCTGAGGACGAAGAGAAATACATTGCGGTTCAGAGGGCTGTAAAAGAAATAAAAGATATTCCATATACTTACGTTAGTGTTGCTGGCGCACCATTTGAGAATATCCTCAATCACATTAAACGATGGGTTATTCAAGAAGTTGGAACAGACGAGAACGGTAGAACAAATGAATGTGTTGTTGTTTATGATTATCTAAAGTTGATGTCATCTTCTGGGATCTCTGGCAATATCCAAGAATATCAGGCCCTTGGTTTCCAGATAACAAACTTACATAACCTTGCAGTCAAGTATGACTTTGCCTGCCTAGCTTTTGTGCAGCTGAACCGAGATGGAATTACTAAAGAGTCTACAGATGCAGTTAGTGGATCTGACAGGCTTATTTGGCTTTGTACGTCATTCTCTATTTTTAAAGAGAAGTCAGCGGAGGAATTTGCGGAGGATGGCCCAAAAGCGGGTAATAGAAAACTTGTTCCAATTGTTTCTCGACATGGGCCGGGTATGCAAGATGGAAACTATATTAATATGAAGATGGATGGCGCACACGCGCTACTTACAGAATTAAGAACACGCGACGAATTTCAACGGTGTGGCGATGCCGACGCGATAGAAGGTGCAGAACTACCATTCGACGAGGATCAAAATGACTAAGTATAAAGCGTATTTTAAAGGCGGTCCAGCTCACGATGAAACAATGCCAGCATCGTCTGTACAACAAATCTGGTATGTTCATAAAATTTATGACTTGTCTGGATTCTCTACAACATCTAAATATAAATTAGTAAAAGAAGATGGAGATGAATTGTGGTACGAACTAGAAGA